CTTAGCTTCACTGACTGGCATTCCTAGTTCTACGCCAATGGATTCAGCACCACGACCGTAGGAGAGTCCATAGAATACTGACTTGATCTTTACACGTTCTTCCTTAGTCCACTTACCAGCACCATAAATCTGTTCGGTAAGCTCATCGAAGATATCACGGCTACCATCATTGAAAATTGAGGCGAGATAATCATCACGCGCTAGGGTCGTAATAACACGACCTTCGGCTTGCTTATAGTCAAGTTGTACGAGAACATTGTCCTCATGCTCAACCGTGAACTGATGCTTAATTCTCTTGTCCCGTACGATGTTTTGCATATTTGGATTTATGGATGCCAAACGGCCAGAAGTAGTTCCATGGAGAGTGTAAGTAGTGAAGACCTTGCCATCGTGAATTCGCTTCTGAAAGCCCTTGACATAGGTACCATTGAGCTTTGTTCGTCTACGGTGCAGAAGTAGTTGCTCAATGAAGGTACGGATGTCCTGTGGGATCGTTGCCTTTTCTAGGACCTTTTCTAGTACATCAGCCTGCGTGGTCTTTAGTGCAAATCCACGATCAGCAAACCAACGCATGATTTGCATTGGTGATCTTGGATTCAAGGCTCGACCAGTTGTGCGTTCGATGGTTAGTTCTAGATCGAATAGTTCCTTTTCAAGTAGCTCTTGCAGTTCAACACTGTACTCAGTATCGAAAGTAATTCCTGCTAGCTCTAGGTTAATGATCGCATTAGCAGCTTCTACTAAGAAGTCATGCTGTTGACGTTCGCGCGGACCCATCCTGGTATCGAAGTATTCCCGCAAGTCCCAAGTAACACCGCAGTCAATTGAATTATACTTGTATAGTGCAGAGCGCTTAGGCGAGCCGTAGTTTCCACCAGTTGGAATCAGCTTCTTAAAAGCGCCTTTCCAATCGTGTGTACCTAGAATTTCAATACCTAGCTTACCTAGTGCATGGTGTCCAGGTCGTTCATCCAATGAATAGGATTGTAGCATGGTGTCTGCAAATAGCTCTAACACACCAAAAATTGGACGCAGACCAGCTAGGTCAGACTTGCCATTGTGGGCAATGATTGGGTGTGTTTGTAAGTACTCTCTGAGCGCATCCTGCACTTCTTTTATCTTGAGTGCATTTTCACCTAGAACTACAACCTTACCTTTGTTATACGCAATACCAATACATAACAAATTATGCTGATCTGGGTGTTCGTAAGTATCGTCTTTTTCCATGCCAGTTTCGATGTCAATAACAATGGGACCCACAGGTATGGTTTGTAGCCGTCTAAGTGCTTCGACTGCTATATCATTGTCGAAGACACGATAATCCGGTGCGTTCCATTGCTTATAAGTTTGACCACGAAGCTTGGCGGTATCTGATACCAGAGATGGAAATGCATCCGGCGCTCTAAGGCAATAAGCAGGATGCCAGGAGGCTACTACCTTCACCTCTGGATTCTCAATGTATGGCTTTGGTGGACCAATACGTAGAGAAGAAATCTTTTTCTTAGGATCAATAAGTGCACTAGCTGCGGTGCCACCCACAGCAAGTATCTTGTCGACACCACTGTTTGCTAGCTCGGCGTCGAGTCTAGGCTTACAGGCAGCAATGGCCGACTTAGGTGGGTCAGCGTTGTCAGTGGGGCGACACAAACAGACGTTGGTTATCATTACCTCTGAGCGCTGGTAGCCATGATGGCTGAGCACCTGGTCGAGGAGACGTCCAGATGGGCCGGTGAAGGGAATACCACGACCAGCCTCATAGGCACCCGGCGCTTCACCAACGACTGCTAGCTTAGCTCTTGGCTGTGGGTTTTGCGTTGGCACGAATGGTGCATTTTGGAATACGCATTCTTCGCATTTTGCGAGTGGGTGTTTTCTCACCGGCATTTATCCCCAATGTATCTGACCAACGTGACGTACACATGTGCAACTGAAGTTATAGCAATTGTAGTGTGGATACAGACAGGTGCATGGTCGATCATCAGGAGGGTACGGTTCTGGATTATCACATGGTTCAAATCTGAATGAAAGTTTGTGTCTATATAGGTAGCCACCCTTACCATCTAATGTACCATATAGTACACAAGAACAGTTGTGGCACTTACCCGGGTGTATCATGCTGTAGTTCTTCCCAAGTTTTGGTAAACTGGTGATACGGTTTTCCACCAGCTAACAATGCGTTAATGATATTGGTTGTTGATACCAATGCTTCTTGAGCTGCTTTTCCAACGAACCAGTTTACGACATCGTTAGCATCACCATCAACCAAGATGAAGTCTTCAACGACTGATGAATAGATAGCAAATCTGCCGTCAGGTTGTATCATAATTTGTTGGCTCATGATGAATCAACTAATACCCTTTCAGCACTAGCGCCAAAGATCAGATCTTGCTTGGTTGTTATTTCTACTTGGACCCACACAAGTTGGTTGCCATCTAGATGTCGCTCTTTGACATCATAGGCGATCATCTTGCAAATCTCAGAAAGATTTGCAGTTTCGTAAGTCTCAATCCTAGCTGGAACATACTTCTTCAGCTCAGATATTATACCAGATGGTATATTGTCCAGCGGTCCATGAATTCGGAAAGTTATGGAGAATCTATCTAAATCTATTTTTGCGCCAAAATATGGCATGATTTATCCACCAAAAAATCTAGGTTGCCCGTTGACCGAGTGAGAAAACATCATTTTGCGCTGTAATAATGTGGTAAATAGTAGTTCAGCGCGTCGTGAGTCAAGCTTGTATCTTCTCATTAATTCAGCGCGAGTCACACCCAGCTTTCCAGTATGAGTAATAAAGTCATGAATCTGAGTCATGAGACGCTCATCTTGGCTGTCACCAATGCTATTTACAATCTCACTAGCGTACATGTGCCAGTGTCGACAGTAGTAAATTGCATGAATGATGTCTTCTTCTGTGACTTTGATCGTGGTACCATCTGCACCCTGTGTGCTGGCTGCAATCAACAATGCGGCTTTAAGTGTCGACTTTGACAATCGATCATAGACAGGAGTGAGGTGATTGAGACCACTCTCTAACGCTGAGTTTGTTAGTGTTGTTTCTAGTTTGTTATATCGAGTCCACGCTGCTGGAGTTAGCTCAGCCTCAAATTCTGGCTTGAGATTTGCAGAGCCATGTCCACCATTCATGACAACAAGTCGTGGACTGTTGTATCTAAAATTGATATCGAACAGTTCATCAGTAATCAAACTGCGTTCTTCGATATTTACTGTCTTCGGCGGACCAACCGGACGCACCCGATCAGGGTCAGCAATAGCAGTAATGAACACAAAGCGAGGAATAAATCCGGAATCGATGTGCCCTTCGTTAAGTAGATTTTGAATTCTTGTTTTCGTTCCAGCGGCATACATGATGAATACAGGCTTAGTGATCTTGATTTCTTCCTTGCGCAGTAGACGCTTGAGGTTGTCTCCATCGTACAACTTGGTGAAGGTCTCAGCCATCCCTGCCATGTAATCTTTGTGGGTCATAGCTTCGAGTAGTCCAGCGAATTCATCGCGATGATAAATAGATGAAGTTCCAGGACGATCTTTCAGTGCCGATAGGATGCCTTCGACTGAGCCATCTGTTGCCATAATGGCACTAGGCATGACTTCTTCAAGAACGTTCGTGGCTATCTTCATACTCGTCGTTTTACGCGTTAAAGTAGTATCTGCGAGTATCATAAACCACATGTTAGGGACAACATTGCCAAACGATGTTGGCAATCGTAGTGCACCTGAGATAACCGCGCTTAGGATGATAAATGCACCAGCTTGGTGATACTGTGGCGCTGCGTCCGAAAGGTTGGTTGCCCATCTTATGTATCTTTCCACAAAGGTTTCTCTGGATTGTGCTAGTCTGATTTCGTCCTCAGTTATTAGGACTGGAATGGTTGATGCCGGTGTAGGAGCAAGTTTGAAATGCTCAACTTCCTTGACATAGATTTTCTTTAGCTCAGTCCAGAGATGTGACATTGGTCGACCATCACGAGCGTACTTGTTGCAGCGCGCGGTGCACATGACAACAAAGTTCTCTTCA